ATGCTACTTCACCATTATGTTCAATAAGGCTATCAAGATTGTCACCCACGTAAGTAAGGAAACAACTAATAGGCAAGCCCCTATTGCCTCTGCCATGTTCAGGTGCGTTTGACAGCACAGGCGACGCAAACATAAACCAACCTTTTGAAGCATAGTCATAAATCCGTTGTGCAAACTCAAGGTCATCATAGCAATAAGCCACTGAAGCACGTGCAAAGGCTTCTTGAGGAGATGTTTCATGCTCAAGCATATAGTAGTCACGCATGAGTGTAATTGCTTGCTCACTGAGGCGAGAGTCTCTTTCATAGTCAATCATTATCCCAAGGTGTTGTGTCATCTACTTCATTCTCCAGAGTTTCAAATTTTTCTTCTATTTTATCTACAAAGCGCTCGACAAGGTCATCTGATGAAATCTCTAACAACTCCATCAGAGTGACCTCTTCTACCTGCTTTAGTTTTTCCATGAGGTCTACCAACGTCATAGCGAACCTCTTATTTTACACTAAAGAAATCAATTTGTCAAGGTAATGTTTTGCTTTTTTCAAATCTTCAACACCTCCCTTGTCTTCCCATCTAGCCATGTACTTAATGACATTGCCCCAGATGTACCCTTTGAATGCCTCTTCAGACATCCACGACTCCATTGCCTCCCAAGGCTGGACAGACTTTGATGTGTAGTGATTGCCACCAACTTGAACATCATTCGTCATCCTTCTTGCCTTTGTGATAGATGCCCATCTCTTTTGGAAGATCAAAAGAATATCCCCAAGCGGCTTCAATCTGCTTAACAACATCGTCTACAAGTTCTGTCCAATGCACTGTTTCATGGTATTCTGCTTTGATAATCTGCTCTTTACCATGAGCACGTAGTTCAAAGACCATGTAAATTGTTTCTTCATCATCAAATGGATTCATTTTTTACGCTCCTCTTTAGTTTTTACATCATGACAGGACTTACATAGCACCTGTAGATTGTCTTCTTCACAGAATAATGTTTTTACAAAACTAGGAAGATCTGAATATTTAGTCAAACTTCCTGCGGGTTTTATGTGGTCAACATTAACTTCTGTGCTCTTAAAAAGCTGGGAGCAGTGAGCACATTTGTACAGCCATTTAGTGCGCTTATCTGGTCCTTTGTAAGGCACTCTAGCACTATCCATCACTTGATAACGGACAGGATACCTAGTCCAAGCTCTACGTAAGGCAGAGCGAATAAAACTAAAGTATCGTGCCGTTGTCCAAGTATTGCCAGCTTTGTTTTTAACCCCTCTTGTCATGCTGGTGGTGTAAACTCATCATCTCTACTTCTTAACATATAAAGTAGGTGTCCATTTTCAATGGCTCTGTCATATCCTAAAATCTCTACGACAGTGTTCCACATCTCCACTTCTGTTTTGTCTTCCAAAAGTTTTTGTGCTCGCTTAGGTCCTATCCCTTTAGCTCCTTCAATGTTGTCAACGCTATCTCCTGTTAAAAACTGCTTATAAAAGTTAAGAAGTCCCTCATCTTTCTCTACGTAGTATTTGATTTTTTTAACAAAGTTGTAGTGCCATCCTACCACTTGATCTAAGTCTTTATCAAGTGTGACAATGATGCTTTCGTCGCCTAGTTCTGTAGCACGTATGGCTAACATATCATCGGCTTCAATCCCTTCATTGACAGTGGCTCCCCAACTTGTTATCAAATATTCTCTAAGCAGAGAATAGTGATGAGGCTTCTCAGTTCCCTTTCTATTCCCTTTATAGGGCTTGGTTGTTGCAATCTCATTACGAAAATTAGTTTTCCCTGTGAGGTGCAACTCCCAAGTGGAGGATTGTGGCAGGTCAATCAGAAGAAGGTCTTCCAAAAAACCTGCCATAGTCCTGATGGCAACACTCTCGTTTTCCGTATTTGTGGCAAAGCCAATACGGTAGTTGAGAATATCGGCATCAATCAGTGCGTGGCACATTAGAGTACGTCGTCACCGTCCATTACTGGATCAGGTTCACCGGACCCTTCATAAGCCACTAACTCATCAATCACTAGCTTCTTAAGAGAAGCAGAAGTGCCTTGCTTGTTCTTCCAATTCCATTCATAACTGCCAATCATTGCGATTGCCTTAGAACCATTGCCGATAGAAATACCGTCAATGACATCGCCGTCCTTGTCATAAGCACGAATAGGATTGGTAGACTTACAGGTGATGAAAAAGCCTTTGTCTTCTTTCTGACGGACAGAAATTCCCATTCCTTCCAACGCATCTACAGCCTGTGTAGAGAGGTTGCAAAGATCTACCTGATACTTACCAGACATCTCATTCTGACGATCTAAATAAGCCCACATAACGTCTGCTTTGATCTTTACACGATTGTTGTTTTCCATACCATTCTCCTTTGTTGGTGGTATCTTAATATTATAACACACTTTTAATGTGTGTCAAACCAATTTTTACCTATTTTTGATTCGGCATCTACAGGACACCGAAAACCAAGTGTTTCTCCAGCTTTGTTGGCCGACTCTACCATGATGGAGGCAACGTCTTCACCATAGTGTTCCGCTGTCTCAATCTGTATCTCATCGTGTACAAATGCCACTTGCTTAACATTAATTTGTCTTTGCTTGAAGGTGTTGTGTGCCTCAATAGCCCACTGCTTTGCGATAATCGCTCCGCAACCCTGCAATAACGAATTAAGTGCGGCGTGTTCACTTCTGACAATAATGCGTCTTCCGTCGAGTCCGGGGACATAACCTTTAGCGGCGATTGTCTGCACTTTGAACATAAGCTCTTGTAGTTTTGGAGTGTTAGAGTAAAAGCGAAATAGTATTTCGTTTCCTTCCTTAGCTCCTCCACCAACAATACTACCAACCTTTGCTGGCCCAGCGCCATAGAGCGTTGCGTAAATAAGAGTTTTTGCTTGTGGCCTTGTAATCCCAGCCGCATCAGCATTCTTCTGATGGATGTCTCCATTCAATAATTCCTCTGTCCACTCTGGATCATTCATGTAGTGTGCAAGACATCGTAATTCAATACCAGATAGGTCTGACCCTACAAGAACATTTCCATCATCGACAGTCCAAAGACTTCTTATTTCCTTGCCAAATGGCTTATTCACTGAGGGCACTTGTCCCATATTGGGACTACGATGGGTCATTCTTCCTGTCACTGCACCATTCGTAATAATACCCCCATGCACCCTGTCAGTTGTTTCATCTACGTGTTTAAGCCAGCTATCTATCATTGCTACACGCTTCTGAATCATTAAGTATTCTGCAATCAGTTGTGCCTGTGGTATTTCTACAGACTCCAGAATGGCTTCATCTACGATGGGCTGTCCCTTCTCTGTATGTTTCTTGGGCTTCCATCCTAGGCTAATGAGCCTGTCTCCTATCTGCTTACGTGAAGCAAGATTGAACACTGTCACCTTATCCTTCAGACGCTTCCCTGTTTTCTCAGACCAACGCTCTTCAACAATTGGCGGAAATACGCTTTGCACCGCATCCTCAATAACTCCCATTCGATCTGAGAGAGTAGCACGTAGCACTTGAGCTTGAGGCACATCCAGTTTAAAGCCATTGTTCTCTTGCTGTCGGCAAATGATTGCGATTTGGTGCTCCAATAATACACTCTGTTCCGGGTGCTTCCATTTATTAAGCTCTTTGTTAAGGTGCTTGTATAAGTTGCAAGTGAGCTTAACATCTTGAATACAATACTCCCGCATTTCTTCAGTGAGTCCTGCATCAAAATCTTGGAAGTCAAAATCAATCTTTGCATTATTAAGCCTCTGTCCCCACGACTTCAGGCTGTGACCGCCTTCTAGCTGTGGATTCAAAAGTCTTGAAAGAATCAATGTGTCTACCGCTTTCGATTTCGCTATCCCAATGTTCCAAACTTTCCGCAACACTGGTGCATCGAAACCAATTAAGTTGTGACCGATGATTGCTTCGTATTCCTTTACCAACGGAGCCAAAGTTGATGGATCTGTATGACATATTATTTCTCCTGTCTCAACATCCTGAGTCACTGTAAGCCAAATCGTATTGTGCTTGCTGTTCGTCTCTATGTCCAGTATAAGTTGTTTCATCTCTGTGCTCTACAAAATAACATTTACGATTTCTAGGATCAAATCCTAAAACTTGTACGCCCATCTCAATCTGCTTCTTGGTTCTTTCGCCTGTCTTCCTGAAACAGTTTTGGGTAGCGCCTTGACGATATGTTTTCACATCAATCAATACTATACTACCATCTTCTGCTCTTGCAATCAAGTCAATTGGACCATCACAGCCTGTATTTTTAAACACCTCGTATCCTTGGTCCCAAAGCCATGTCACTGCGTAGTATTCAGCAAAGTCACCTGCCCTACTTGGACTCATATGAGTGTTTGTCATAATGCTTCCTCATCTATCTCACGCATACGTCCTGTGTCATGTGAATAGAGAAGGGCACAGGCTTTCCCTGTAATCCCACTAAATCTATTCTTCAATACACGTACACGTGTCGTATTACGTTCATTCTTGTCATCTGCCTGACCATTACGCTCCAAACCTATCACCATATCTGAAAGCTGTGCAATGGCTCCAGAGCCACGCAATTGAGCCAATGATGTCGCCGCACCTTCTTCATGTCCCTTGCTCTCTGGGCGCTTTAGATGGCTCACACACACCAAGCTGATGCCTGTCTCCTGAACAAGCATACGCAACTTGGTCATGATTTCGTCAATTGCTTTCCTCTCATCTCCGTTAGACTGAGCACTAACAATGATAGAGATATGATCGACAAACACATAACGACATCCAACAACTTTGGCAAGGTAGCGTACACGATTGACGATATTATCAACATCGCTGGAACCGAAATGGTCAAAGAGATACAGACGATCTGTACCAAGTGTTTTAGTGAATGCCGCATCTTTTTCCTCCTGCGTTGCCACAGTGTCGGGAAGGTGTAATGGCTTGTCTGCCGCAAGCGACATCAAAGACAATCCTGTACGCCTTGTAGATTCTTCTAAGAACATCAAGCCAATATTGTCATCTGTTTCCTGTAATATGTGCCAGATGATTTCACGTAGGAATTGTGATTTACCCAACCCACTCCCGGCTGTGACAGTGACAAGCTCTCCCTGCCTAATCCCATATGTCAAGCTATTCATGCCATCAAAGGGGTAGAGAACATCTGCTTTCTCAATCGGCTTCATCACTGTGTCATACAAAGATGATCCAGCAACAATTCCATCGGGTGTCCATCTCTCTGCTCTCCAGAAGCTGTCTACATATTCTGAAGATCTGTTCTCCATTAGATAGTCTGAAGCATCCTTCAGCCCATTGACAGGCTTCATACACTTTGACTTATGACTGAAGAGTTCTGCACACTGTGCCTGTGCTTCAAGTCCTACAGCATCGCTGTCAAAGTTGAAGACAATGCTCTCAAAGCTGTCAAGGTAGTCGTAATTGGCCTTGCAATCTTTCAATGCAGACTGTGCACCATTACGCACTGACACTACAGCATACTTAGCACCAAGCATTTGATAGGCTGACATGGCATCTAATTCACCCTCTGTCACCAATATCTGCTTTCCTCCAGCACTAAATCGCTCTTGACCAAATAGCTCTGGATTGTCTTTCCAATCACCCTCAATGGCAAAATTCTTCTCTCCATTGATACGCACCTTAGCACTACTACCAATTGGAAATACTAAGTCATTGCCTCTATAGCCAACACCATATTTCTCACAAGTGAAGGCTGTTAGCTTCCTATCCCTCAAATCACTGTAAATAATGCTCTGAGGCTTCACAGGAGGCTCTGTACGGGACGATCTAGTGGGCATATGCACTACCCTACCTCCATCATCATTTTCCTTGGCTCTGTGTCCGCATTTAAAGCAATGACCAAAGCCCCCATCGTCGATGCCATAGCCTCTGGAGCTATGACACTCTGGACATTCTAAGTTGTATTTAACAAATGCCATCAATATCACCACTCATAAGTGTACATGTGTTTCATTACATCTTTCTGCTTTACCACTTTGCAGTTCATGTATTGTCCATTAGCAAAAATACCCCAAGGGCCTGTCATTCTTTCTAAAGCACTCTCGCATTCTGCTTTGCTTCCTGATTTGATTTCAGTGGTGCTCCAAATATCTTCTGAGAGATATTCATCTCCTATAAGTACGTATGTCTCACTCATAATTTAATTCCTCTGTTTTCTAATACACCCTCTATCATATCCAAGTGATGCTTCTGCATGTATTTTGTTGGATTGTGATAGCAACGTAATAGTGTAACATCATCCATTGATCGTAGCAAGCGTAAATATTCACCTGCCACTTTAGGGCTTTGATACATTGCCTTGTAGGGCGCTGATTGGTTCATGATGGCTCCTTAAGCTCATTCAAGTATTCGTTGTATCGCTCTTCAATCTCTTTGTTGAAGATCTGT